AAGCGACCTATGAGAACCTTGTAGAATACTCAAGGCCGTTGATTCAATTCAAAACGTCTGTGCTAGGTGGAGATTCAATCGGTAACACAGTGACCATCCACCGATCAGACAAGAACTATCACTACAAAACTCGTGTTTTCAGCGTCAAAATTGATCGTATTGGGAACAAGGTAGAATGCGGATTAGGCGATAACTTGAACACCTCAAGTACTAGGCAAGCAGCAAGTGTTCAAAATAGTGTAACCAATTTAGCTGAAACAAAAATGACATTCTATGATTCAACTGAAATCAGCAAATGGCAATCAGATATCATCCGTGGCGCTCATGGCGGTGCGGTTATTTTGATGTCGCCATCTGATTATCCTGCCAATCATCCTCAGCGAGGAGAAAGTCGGCAGCCATTTCAGATGGTATGGATGGACGGCGATTCTATTCAAACTTCAAGCCATTTCTTAGTTGCTAATTCGGATGGGATTGGATTTATAGACGGCGATTTCTACACTAGCCCATTTAAAACAGCTTGGACCATTGATGGGAAATTCAATGCTGACTTTATCCAAACCGGATCAATTATTGCTGATATTTTCGAGACATCATTTAACAAACTAGGCGAGATTTTGAAATTGTCAGCAGGATCGTTACAAGCAATGAAAAACGGCAAAAAGATTATGGAGTTAACCAGTAAAGGGATGGAGTTCTGGGGTGCCAACCGACAAATTGGAACCATCGGGACGACCGACTCAGCTGGCAACCCTTTTCCAGAAGCGTCAACGCCGACACCACTTGAAGATAACTCTCTTGTAATCAAAACAGAAGGTGATGGAAAGTACATTCTTATCTCGACAAAAGAAGGATATGGATGGGTATTTCTTGGAGATGGATCGGGGATTTATCGTGGAGATGTTACACACCAAGGAAATGTCCGTATAACGGGCGACTTAGATGTGCAGGGTCAAATTAGAATCCAAGGGCAACAAGTTTATCCTGGCGGAAGTGGTGGTGGCGTTGGTCCTGGTGGTGCAACATATGATCCAATTAATATCGGCAGCAACATAACAGGCAATGCAAATATCGTTGCTTGGCTTGAAAAGTATACGAAACTATATGGAATTTCGGATTATATCGGACTAGCTTATGCGCTGATCATGGTAGAAAACCCCGGCACTGACGGAACAGATGACATCATGCAATCTTCTGAATCAGCGGGCTATCCTGGTCCCGGTTATCTTACAGGTGAAGCGTCAGTAAACCAAGGCTGTAAGCATTTAGCACAACAGATTAAAAACGGTCAGGATCAAAACGTAGACATATGGGGTGTAATGCAAGGATACAACTTCGGTAGTGCATATATCCCTTGGCTCTCAAACAGAGGAGGAGTAAATACCACTGATTTGGCTGAGGTTTATTCAAGAACTGTTGTTGCTCCTTCCTTAGGTAATACAAGTGGTGCAACATATCCATATGTGAATGCTGTATCTCAAGCAGATGGCAGAACGTATCTGTATGTAAATGGTGGTAACTTCCATTATGCGGCGATGATCCGACAATATGTGAAAGTGAATGAAAGTTCGGGGTATGTAGTTCCCATAAGCAAACCAGTAACAGTGACTAGTGAGTTTGGCTACAGATACCATCCGATAACTGGATCATATGAGCTTCACAATGGAATTGATCTAGTAAATGGAAATGCCACCACGCCTATATATGCATCTGCTGCTGGTGAAGTGGTTATAGCTGGAAGTTACCCCGATTGGTATGGAAACTACGTTGTTATTAAGCACTCTGACGGACTTTACACAGGGTATGCACATCAAAGCCAACTGAGAGTTTCTGTAGGCGATACGGTCAATCAGGGACAACAAATCGGCAATATGGGGACAACTGGTCCAAGTACGGGGCCACATTTGCACTTTCAATTTTTTACGAACGGTCCTTGGCCATCCAATAGTGATTTTATTAATCCAAGAGAACACATAAATTTTTAGGAGTGATGGATTTGACAACTATAACGCACAATTTGACACTATCAACTACGGACTTCAACTTGGTCGGAGACATTAAAGTCCGTCAATCTGATGACGAAACTATCGTTTTTGACTCGAAAATTCTCGAGCATGGCTTAGTTAAGAACTTTGATGGTCTTAAGCCATTTTTTTGTCTTATGGCCAGAGAAATTACAGGTCAAGGAGTATCAGAAGAGCCAGTAACCGTATACGACGAAACTAAAGGAACTTTAAAATACACAGTATCAGCGAATGCGATGCAGATGGTAGGTCGAAATGAAGCTTACTTCAGTTTCAGAAAAGAACTAACAAATGGTTCTTGGGCAGAACAGTTCAGCACTCGATCGTTCTACTACACTGTAGAGAAATCAATCTATACACAACCATTTAAAGATTCTAATTATTGGTTTACATTTAAAGAATTATATCGGCTATTTAATGAATATATCGACTCGGGGAAATTGACTTGGGAAGATTTTATGAACACCGAATCTGACAATTGGAAAGACTTTATCGATCAGAATAGAGAAATTATAGAATCGATTGATCCAGGAGGTGAAGTTCTGTCACGTATGGGGATATTCGATAATTTTAGAACCGGTGACTATACCGTAATCGAAAAACTTAAAAACGAATCATATGATCGCGGAGTAAATGTTAAATGGTTTGTAAAAGGTGATGGAACAGACGAAACAGTTGCTTTACAGGAAGCAATTGATGAAGCTAAAAGGCTGAAACTCCCTTTGATAAATAACGATAAGAACCTTCGAATTTCGATTTCTAAACCAGTCTATGTTGATGATGGCGCGAAAATCGATTTAGGGTTTGCAACGATTGTGAAAACTACAAATGATGTTGGCGTGGGATCGAATACCTACAACGGACGTGTAGACTATTATTCTGTAGATGCTTTTGTAATTGTTAGGCACCCGAATAATTTTTATGCAACAGAAATAGATATTAGAAACATAAACTTTGAAAGAACAGCTGCGAATAGAGTGAGATTTGGAATACACGCACTAAGGCTTGCGAGATCAAAAATGGCAAATATCTGGTCTAAAAATAACACTACGGATATCTGTGCTTTTGGCCAAACTTGGTTCCTTATGCCAGAGTTCAGTAATATCAGACAAGACGCTGGCGAAACTACATGGCTAATTAATGATGATGGAAGCTCTACTGGCGGTTCCACATCTATTATCGCAAGCCAAATCGTTGGATATGATCAGAAAGCCTGCTATTCCTTGTATGGAGTAAGTTATTCAGTAATAAACACTCCGCTAATAGATAGAATTACATCTGGCGGAACAGCATTTGATCACAATATGTGCCCAGGTTTAACCGTAAATAGTCCATCCGTTGAAATATCCCAGAAAGCTTCTTTCATAAGATTTATCGGTACGAAAGGCGTTGTAAATTCACCGCGTATTTTATACAACAAAGGTGCCATCGATACGGATAGTGACATATATACGATTTATTGTGGGTATGGATCGAACATCATAATTAATTCTGGTGATATTGGCGACTATGAAGACCATGTTGCTGCAAAGAATTTCCCTGTATTTATTCAAGAAAATTCAAATGTAGTATTGAACAACGTTAAACTTCCATCGAACGGCAATTCGTATATGGGATTAACTGGTAATTCGACAGTTCAAATAGTTTCCTCTGAGGGATCATTTTTCCGTGATTCAACTGGGGTCGGACAAAAAGTGAATGGATTAAGAAGATTTACAGGAACTTCGCAGCCGTCGACAGGAACTTGGAAAGCTGGGGAAGAGATTATCAATTCAAATAAAACAAATGGGATTGAAAAATGGATATGCATTACTGGAGGGACTCCCGGAACTTGGAAAGCAGCATATATTGAAGGTTTTGAAAAGTCTCTTAAACAGTTCGAAATTACAGGCGATGGATCAAAGACTCAATTTTCTTTTGTACATGGGCTGGGAAAAGAGCCAACCGCAGTGGCTGCAACTGCTCTAAATTATATTGCGGGCAATGCTGATCTAAGCTATTGTACGGTCGATGCTACAAATGTTGGAATCAATTTTAGAACTGCAATTCCAAATGGTCAAAAAGCTTTAGTATCGTGTTTATTTATTTGAAATTACACCTATAATGTAGAATTCTTATTTCTAGGAAAGCAGGTGAAATATGTGGATTACAATAAAGATTATGCTTAGCTATATCAACAAACGAAGTACCTCTTTTGCATTCTCTCTAGGCTCAATTGGTTATGGTTTTTATCACTTTTTTAATTCAAACATTCTTTCATACTCAAACGCATATGCGGCTATCAATAATATCTTCGGATTTATTGGTGGTCGTTATTTTGGTTTGATGTTTATCATCATCGGAGCTCTGAAAGTGTTTGGATTGATAATTGATAATGTGCATCTCAAACTCCCTTTGTACTTCGTATTGCTGTTTCTATGGCTTCTGTTAGGAACTTGTTTCTTGGTCACATTCATAGATGGGAGCACTAATCCATCGTGGATTTATTGCTTCACAATAGCGTTAATGAGCACAAATATCCTGAAGGCACATCAACAGGAAATAATTATAAAGGATGAAGTAGATGGATAGATTTTGGACCAGCGGATTTCCGCAAATCATGACAATTATCGGCGTTTTTCTTTCGGCGGTATACGGTCCGAAATTAGTGGCTAAAGTGCAGGGGAAGAACAAGGTTGAAGAAGTGAAGACAGAAGGGGATAACAATGCAGAAGCTTTGTATATCCAAAATATGGGGAACATTATTGAAGGGTATCGATTGCAAGTAAAGGAGTTTAAAGACGAGCTAGCAGCAGTTAGATCAGAATTCCGAGAGTTTAAGGAAGAACACGAGAAGCAAGTGACGGCATACAAGGAACAAATTGGGTTTCTTGAGTTGCAAGTTGAAGAGCGAGACGAACGAATCCAAGAACTCGAAGGAGAAAACGAAACATTGAAAAACGAGAACACTATTTTGAAAGGTGGAATTTAAATGGAAGCATTACAAGACGCATTGCTAAACTTATTGATTGTTGTGGTTGGTTTGGTGGCAGCATTTATTGGCCAAAAGGGTTCGGAATACTTGAAGAAGAAAGGTGTCTTAGCTCAGTTGGAAAGCAAGAAAAACTATGTGGCGATTGTTGTATCAGCAGTTCAACAAGTTTACGCAGAAGCAAATGGAGATGCTAAATTACAAGAAGCCAAAGCTCAGTTAGTAGACTTGTTTAACAAGAACGGCATCAAGTTCACTGAAGAAGAGTTGAATCTATTAATCGAATCAGCGGTAAAAGGGATGAAAGATGGCGTTGATCAAGGAGTGGCTGAATAAGCCGCTCTTTTTCTATACCTAAAGGAGGAATATTTATGACAATTCAATCAGTACACGCAGGACATGGCGGAAAGAAAAACGGAAACGCATGGACAGATCCAGGAGCAGTAGGCAACGGTTATAAAGAAGCGGATGTAGCACGTACAATCACCGATTTA